GGCTCAATATAAGTTGTAGCCCGGATCCTGTGAAGGACTTTGCCGGACTTGATTTCGATGGTGTCGCCAGGAACGAATTCGTAGTTCATGTCACTCTCCAGAAGATGGGCCGCTTGTGCGGCCCGGTTGTTAGACGCTCATCACTACGACCAACAGAAAGTAGAAGATGGGCGCGAAGATGATTGCGCCGATGATTGCTTTCGCGTCATCGCTCATGGTGTTCTCCAGTGGAAAAAGAACCCCGGCCCGCTAGGGGCCGGGGTTCAACTTAGGCCAGCTTTGTCACTGCGCTACGCTTGACGTTGCCATCGCCGCGCTTCGGAAGAAGCGCGATGTACGGATTGCCAAAGCGGTTCGCCAACATCACTGGCTCGGTTCCGCCATCAGCGATGAACAAGGAATACTTGTTGACCGGCGACTTGAGCCTTTTGCAAAGCTCCATCATCTTGGCGTAGCACTCGGCGGCGTTCGCTGCCGAGAACCTACCTTCGGGGTCACGCTTGAGAGCAATCTCGCCTTTGGTATTTTTGACGATGGACACGGAACCTTCAAAGGTTTTTGCAGACATAGTAACCTCCAGTACAGGTTGTGAAAGAACGGGTGCGGGATTGCACCCACTCTGTCTTGCAGCACGATTGCTGCATCGACACATTCAGACTCGCTTGACCCGCCGAAAGTGTCAAGTTGCCTCGCGTGCGTGCGTGCGTGCGTGCGTGCGTGCGTGCGTGCGTGCGTGCGTGCGTGCGTGCGTGCGTGCGTGCGTGCGTGCGTGCGTGCGTAGGTGGGGGGTACCCCGCCCACATGGACTGGAAAAATTCGACCCCCCGGCATTTGTAGTAAACCCCCCACACCACGACCCCAAAAACAGTACGTGTAAAGTTAGCTCGATCCGATAACCCCCAAACCTCCGCATACCCGATCCTCTTGACACCCCCGTCACCCAAGGTGCTATATTCCCAGTATGGACAACCTACCTCTAAACCACACCAAGTGGAATGACCGGCTGGCCTTCGATGTCGCTCTGACTCTGGAAGGCAGTGGTGAAACGCTCCAAGAAATCATGGGGCGGCACAACATCACGGCCAACGACATCCTCGCCTTCAACGCCGACCCCATCTTCTTGAAGAAGGTGGAGCAGTACCGTGGCGAGATCAGGGACAAGGGCCTGACGTTCAAGCTCAAGGCGCGTGCGCAGGCTGAAGAACTCCTGACGACATCTTGGCTGTTGATCCACGACCCAGCCGTCTCCCCGGCTGTGAAGGCCGACCTGATCAAATCCACCGTGAAGTGGGCCGGTTTAGAGCCGAAGGATGCTGGCGCACAGGAGAATAATTCCGGTGGTGTGAAGATCACCATCAACCTCGGCCCAGACCCACGCGACGCCCGAACCATCGAAGCTACCACCATCGAGTCCGAAGATGCAACTGCCATCGAACATTGAAGAACTGTTCACCCAAACTTACGAGGGCTTCAAGGCCCTGAAGCTGCGCAGCGCCAGTGAGGCCATCACCGTGGAGAATGAACTCCGCCGGCAGGGTAAGTCGTACCGGGCGCACATTACCCGGTCCAAGAAGCGTGGTCGTGAGTTTGTTATTTTGCTGATAGGAGGCCCGGATGAAGTCCATGTACCGCAGCACGGATGACCTGATCCACGTGGTGCCACTGAACGATCTGCGGGAGCACGAGACAAGCATTGCCTGCTGGTGCCACCCGACGCCAGACGAGGAAGAACCGTGTGTCATCATCCACAACGCGCTCGACCAGCGTGAGAAGTACGAGTCTGGCGAACTCAGGGAGCACTGATGCCGCTTGACATCAACTACACACCCCCGCCCACCGGCAGGAAGTTCATGGCCTCGGACGCCAAGATGCGCGTCCTCATGGGGCCGGTCGGCTGTGTCGCAGGTGGTACCCTTATCCAAACTGAGGAGGGGGCCATCCCCATCGAGCGTATAGATCGGCCAGTGCGCGTTCTAAGTTGGAACGACAAGACGGGTCGATACCAGCTTTCTCCAAGTGGCGGTGCGTTCCCAAAAGGAAAGGACTATCTATACCGAGTGACAACGCTGCGAGGAGAATTTGTTGCAGCCGGATTTCACCGCGTGCTCTGCGCTGACCATAGCTATCAACCCGTTGAATCTCTACGCCCCGGTCAGTCCTTGCACCTATGTTCTTCGCCCCCTCTGGAGACCACATACGCGGCCCTGTCGCAGTCTGAGCCAGATGCTCACTGTTTGACGCAAACAGCCGTAGATTATCTGGCGCGTTATGCAGAGTCAGCCCGTCTACGTGGTCAACTACTTCTTCGGGAAGCAGATATCGACCCAGCTTTTGCTCCATCACCAGCCGGTGTTCGAAAATTACTTTCGTCTTTCGCCCAGACGGTTGCCGTGCGTATCGGTGGTCTTTGGGGGCGGCTACTAGGACGTAGCCATCATGGTCAACTCGCCGTCCAGACACAAACTGGTGGTTGCGTGATCCCGACTGAGCACCCTCTCCAAAACGCGGGAGGTCGAACTTCTTCATTACTTTCCGAACGTAGCGAGGGGAAAGCCCGACAAGCTCTGCGATCTCTACGGACGAGCGTTGCCCGTTGGAAAGTTCGATTATTCGCTGCGTGTTCGCGTTCATACAGAAACTCCGTGTCCGACGGGACCGTTGTATCCATAGAGCGTCTGCCTTTCAAGCAGGTGTATTGGGATATGCAGGTTCTCGATACCAACAACTATGTGACTGTGGATGGGACGGTTCACCACAACTCAGGCAAGAGCGTGACTTGTTCGTTCGAGATCGTGCGTCGTGCCTCCATGCAGGCACCCAACGCGAACGGCATCCGCAAGACCCGTGCAGCCGTCGTCCGTGAAACCGCTCGCCAGTTGCAGGACACGACCATCAAGACGTTCCTCGACTGGTTCCCACCGGGTGTGTGTGGCGAGTACCTGAAGACCACGAAGACCTACTTCTTCAAGGTGGGCGACGTGGAGTGCGAGATCATGTTCCGGGCGCTGGACGATGCCGATGACGTGGCGAACCTGAACTCGTTGGAATTGACCTTCGCGTGGTTCAACGAATGCCGCGACATCCACCCGGACATCGTGGATGCGATGAGTAAGCGGATCGGGCGGTACCCATCTGCAAAGGACGGCGGGCCGACGTGGTACGGCATGTGGGGCGACACCAACCCGCCGACGATGGACACGTGGTGGTACTACCAACTCGAACACCTCGATCCCAAAGATGGGGTGTCACCCAACAACAACGGGTGGGAGGTGTTCAAGCAGCCCTCGGGCCGCAGCCCTTACGCCGAGAACATCGAGAACCTGCCGGACGGGTACTACGATACGCAGGGTCGCTCGGAGGAGTACATCCGGGTCTACATCGACGGTGAGTACGGGCTGTCATCCGCAGGGATGCCGGTGTACAAGTACTTCCGACCAGACTACCACATGGCGAAGGAGCGCATCCGGCCTATTATCAACGGGGTGCGGCCCATCGTCATCGGCATGGACTTGGGTCTGACGCCTGCGGCTGTGATCGGGCAGCAAGACCCCCGTGGACGGGCGCTCATCCTCGACGAAGCGGTGAGCTTCGACATGGGCATCCAGCGGTTTGTCCGCACGGTGCTGCGCCCCCTGCTGTACGAACGCTTCCCCGGTGCCCCGGTCCTCATCGTCGTTGACCCCGCAGGGGTACAACGTGCCCAAACTGACGAGCGCAGCGCGGTGGACATCATCAAAGCTGAGGGGTTCAAGGTCATCCCGGCCAAGACCAACAACATCTCGGCCCGCATCAACGCCGTGGACGAGTACCTAATGCGGCAGGTGGACGGCGACCCGGCGTTCCTTGTCGATCCGCGCTGCACGCACCTCAAAGCGGCCATGATGGGCGGGTACCGCTTCAAACCCAAGGGCGAAGGCGACATCGACAAGAACAAGCACTCGCACGTGGCCGAAGCCTTGCAGTACCTGATGCTCCATTTGCATAACGCATCTGAGGGCGGTGTTATTCAACGACGGCGCGAGATCAAGCGTTTGCCTGCGGCGGGGTGGACGTGATATGATGTCGTCGCTGCTTCTTCAGCAGTTGTCACCTCCCTGCCCTCCCTCCGAGGGATTCAACCCCGTTGAGCTTTGCTCCGGGGTTTCTTTTTGTTCTGCCACGTGTATACTTCGTGGTAGAATCTTGCCGCAAGGAGGCTGATATGGCGACCAAACCCGCAACGGTGTACTCGACAAATCCCAAGATGGATCAGTCGGGCATCACCGCCAAACAACCCCGAACCGACTGGATGTCGGGCGAGAAGCTGCCTCCGAGCACTGTGACTGGCGGTATGCTGTACAAGAAGGGTGTCATGGAGCAGGAGAACTTCCGCAAGACGGAAGTCATTACCAGCCAGCCGATGCTCAAGAAAGCTGCCAAGATGGTCGCAGGTGGTATGTCTCCCTACGGCGCGATGGACGCGCTGGAGCAGACCAAGAAAGACCCGAACAACCGCTGCTCTGACTGGAAGTAACCGATGGCCGGACTGTCGTTCCTGCGAGTCGTCTCGAACTCTGATCTTGCAAGGCAAGAGCAGGAGGCGTCTGACCGTGCATTGCAGGAGCGTCAGAACCAGCCTGTGATCCTCGGCCTTGCAGCCTACCTGCGCCAGTGCTGGGATGCTGCCCGGATGGCAAAGAAGCCCATTGAGCAGAAGATGCTGCGTGCGTTGCGCCAGCGCAACGGTGAGTACGAGGCTGACAAGCTCAAACAGATTCGTGCGCAGGGCGGCTCCGAAATCTACATGATGATCACCGAGGTCAAGTGCCGCGCTGCGGAGTCTTGGCTGCGGGACATCCTGCTTGACAACGGCTCACCACCGTGGGACTTGCAAGCCACCCCCATCCCTGAACTGTCCCCAGCGCAGGCCAAGGAGGTGCAGAACGAGTTCGCACAGAAGGTGCTCAAGATGATCGAGGAAGTCGGTCAGGCACCGACCCCTGAGCAGATGTCCGAACTCAAGGAGATGGTGTCACAGGACTACCGTTTCCGCATTCTGCGCGAAGCACAGACCCGTGCCGACCGCATGAAGACCAAGATTCAAGACCAGTTTGCCCAAGGTGGCTGGGAGCAGGCGTTCAACGACTTCATCACCGATCTCGTCACCTACCCGGCAGCGTTCATCAAAGGCCCAATCGTGCGTCGTCAGCGCACCCTCGGTTGGAAGACCACCCCCACCGGCCAAACCATCGTCGAGCCGATTGAACGGCTCGGGCCGGAGTACGAGCGGGTCGATCCGTTCCGCATTTACCCCGAGCCGGGGATCACCAACATCAACGACGGCTACCTGTTCGAGCATCACAAGCTCACCCGCACGGCCCTGTCCGATCTGATCGGCGTGCCGGGGTACGACGAGGACGCCATCCGCAAGGTGCTGGAGATCGGCAACAGCCAGTCGTGGGTCAATGAGGACGTGGAGCTTCAGAAGGACGAGGAGGAGCGCAAGTACTACACCCACATGCGCCCGACCACCGAGTTCGACGCGCTGGAGTTCTGGGGCAAGGTCAGCGGCAAGATGCTGCGCGAGTGGGGCATGTCCGAGGACGAAGTACCCGACGAAGCCCGCGAGTACGATGCCAACGTCTGGATGGTGGGCAACTACGTCATCAAGGCAGTTCTCAACTACGACCCGCTGGGCGAGAAACCCTACGCCAAGACCTCGTTCATCAAGTACCCCGGTGCGTTCTGGGGTAAGGGTATTCCAGAGATCATCGAAGACTTGCAGAGCGTGTGCAACGCCGCTGCCCGCGCGCTGGTGAACAACATGGGTATCTCCAGCGGCCCGCAGGTTGAGGTCAACGTCGAGCGGCTACCCCCCAACGAAGACATCACGACACTTGCACCGTGGAAGATTTGGCAGACCATCAACGACCCCGTGGGTTCGAGCGCACCGGCCATTCGGTTCACGCAGCCGGATTCACGCGCCAGTGAGTTGATGGCTGTGTACGAGAAGTTCAGCCGACTGGCTGACGACCACTCTGGCATCCCGGCCTACGTCTACGGCGATCTGAATGTGCAGGGCGCTGGGCGCACGTCGTCCGGCCTGTCCATGCTCATGGGCGCGGCGGGCAAGGGCATCCGGCAGGTGGTCATGCACATCGACACAGATATTGTGAAGCCCATCGTCATGCGTCAGTTCGTGTACAACATGCGCTACGACGAAGACGAGTCCATCAAGGGCGACGTTGAGGTCATTGCCAAGGGCGCGATCAACCTCGCGGTCAAGGAAACCATCAACATTCGCCGTATCGAGTTCCTGAATGCAACCGCCAACCCGATTGATCTTGAGATCATCGGCAAGGAAGGACGCGCCACCATCCTTCGGGAAGTGGCGAAAGGGTTGCAGATGCCTGTGGAGGAAGTTGTCCCATCTCGGGAGAAGTCAGCTTACCAAGGTCGGATGCAAGCGCAAGCTATGGCTGTTACGATGCAGCAGCAAGCTCAGGGTGAAACGCCGACCCAGCCTGACGGAGCGCCCAAAGGTGGGATGGAAGCCAACACAGTCCAGAGTCGCGCAAGTGGGAGGGCTGCATGATCAAGCCTGATCCGCAAGTGACGAAGGCTCTGGCCGTTACCGTCCGTCAGCACCCGGAGCTTCTGGAGTGGCTGGAGGGCTGGTACCGGCACGAGCTTGAGACGCTTCCCAGCGCGATCAACCAACCGGCAGTGTTTCAGGGGCGCTGTCAGGTGTTGGGTGAACTGTACAGGTTCGCCAAAGAAGCCCCTGCCTTGGCGGCAAAGTTATGACGAAACTCGCCGTCTTTAATCACGCACACCGATAGGAGCGTTCAACATGGCACTTCCAGAGCAGATTCGCAAGCAGACCGAGGCGGTTCAGCAGTTGTATCAACAACTCAACCCGGACGACAACACAGGCACGGACAACGCTCCTGCCGATGGCACTGATCCGGCTGGTGATCCTGCGACCCAAAACAACGCCGACGGTACCTCTGCGCCGAAGACTGCTGCCCCCGTGTCGGGGAGTGAGCGCAGTACCGACACAGGAAACGTGCCGGGAGATGATCCCAACTCGGAGACGTATGCCCAGAAATGGCGCACGCTCCAAGGTATGTACAACGCTGAAGTCCCGCGTCTGCACCAGCAGAACCGCGAGTTGGCTCAGCGTTTGCAGCAGATGGAACAGTTGTTGGCTACGCTGTCTGCTCAGTCGCAAGCCTCTACAACGTCGGTATCACAGCAAGCCATCCAGCTTGTCACTGAGAAAGATGTTGAGGAATACGGCGAGTCGATTGACATGATGCGCAAGGTGTCCCGCGAGGAACTTATCCCCGTGGTCCAACGCCTTGCCGCCGTTGAGCAGGCGCTGCGGCAGATGCAGGTGAACGTGGTGCCGCAGGTGCAAGCCGTGGTCCAGCGCCAGCAGTTGAACGCCGAGCAACAGTTCTGGGCCGACCTTGCCGCACTGGTGCCGAACTTCCGTGAAGTGAACGGGAACCCGGATTTCCAGTCGTGGCTGCTGGAGGTCGATCCGCTGACTGGCATCACCCGCCAGACCTACCTTGACGACGCCCAACGTGCTTTGGACGCCCGCCGAGTTGCGAACTTTTTCCACACATGGCTTGAAAAGACTGGACAAGCCCTTGTTGCTCAATCCACTGGTCGTGTTGCTGGCTCCGAACTGGAGCGGCAGGTGGCACCCGGACGCTCAAAGAGCACCGGCACACCGGCTACCTCCAAAGGCAAGACGTACACACGTGACGATATTCGGACGTTTTTCGACGCCGTTCGTTCGGGTAAGTACAAAGGCCGGGAGCAGGAGCGCGACCGCATCGAACGCGACATCTTCACCGCACAGCGCGAAGGTCGCATCGTAGCCTGATTAAAGGAGTTTCATCATGTCTTTCCCTGTTGCATCCGGTCGCCCGAACTACTCGGGCAACTTCATCCCCGAAATCTGGAGCGGCAAGCTCATCGAGAACTTCTACGACGCCACTGTGCTCGCAGCGATCTCGAACACCGACTACGAGGGCGAGATTCGCCAGTTCGGTGACACTGTGAACATCCGCACCACGCCGGAGATCACCATCCGAGACTATGTGAAGGGTCAAACCCTGACCGTAGAGAATCCCGACAAGCCGAAGATTCAACTGGTCATCGACAAGGGCGAGTACTTCGCCTGCGTTGAGGACGATGTGGACAAGGTTCAGTCGGATATCAACCTGATGGATGCTTGGTCGAAGGACGCTTCCGAGCGTATGAAGATCAAGATCGACACCCGCGTGCTGACCGACCTGTTGCCCGACGTGGACGCCTTCAACAAGGGTGCTACCGCTGGCCGCATCTCCGGCTCGTTCGACCTCGGCACCGTTGCGTCCCCCCTGACCGTGACCAAGGACGGCGCTTCGAGCACCACTGCGGTTATCGATCTGCTAGTGGATATGGGTACCGTGCTGGACGAGGCCAATGTCCCTGAGCAAGACCGCTTCGTGGTCATCCCCGCCAAGATGGCTGGCCTGATCAAGAAGTCTGAACTGAAGGACGCTTCGCTGACTGGCGACGGCACCTCCATCGTTCGCAACGGTCGCCTCGGCATGATCGACCGCTTCACGGTGTATGTCAGCCATAACCTGAATCGTTCGGGTACCGGCGCGGCTACCAAGTACAGCATCATCGCTGGGCACAAGATGGGTCTCACCTTCGCGTCGCAGATGACGAACATGGAAACCCTCCGCAGCGAGACCACCTTCGGCAACATCATCCGTGGTCTGCAAGTCTACGGCTACAAGGTAATTAAGCCTGAAGCGTTGGCCACTGCTGTGGTCACGCTGGCTTGATGAACTGGGGGGCTTCGGCCCCCCTTCGCAATTCGCTTGAAAGGATACCGAAATGGCTACCTACACCGACTCTCTGGGCTTTGACAAAGGCTCTGCTGCTGTGCCTGCCAAGGGCACCAACCGTTCTTCCGTCGTCTCCGTCGTTCTGGACTTCCCCAAGATCATCGCTGCACGCGCTGCTGCTGGTGCCCCCGCACTGGCCGCAAACGACGTACTCGAAGTTCTGCCTGTCCCGGCTGGCACCGTCGTTCGCAACGTCGGTCTGCAAGTCCATAAGACTGCTACGTCTGGCACCATTAGCATCGGTGATGGCTCGGCTCCCGCTGGCTATCTGGCCGCACAAGCTGTGTCGTCCACCGGCGTGTTTGGTGGCGTCCCGGTGCTGAACGCTGGTGCATTCGCCCCGCCCCTGAGCGGTGGCAAGCTGTACTCGAATGTGGACACAATCGATATCACCATCGGTACCGCTGTTCCTAGCACCGCTGTGGTTCGAGTCTTCGCAGAACTGGTTGACGTTACCCAGTAAGGGGCGATGTAGACTGACAGGGGCTTCGGCCCCTGTCTTCAAGGAGATCACGGATGCCGACCAACCTCACTGGCTCCACTATTGCCAGCACATTCGGTCAACTGCTCCACGTTGACGGTGGTCCGACCGCGACTGAGAAGCCGGTCTACAGCGGTACTGGGGTTGTTACCGCGTTCAAGCTCGGTACCATTTCGGCTTCGGTCGGCAACGTACAGTTGACTGGCAACACGATCCGCACGCTGGACACCAACGGGGACCTCAACCTGTCGCCCAACGGCACGGGTTCGGTCGTTATGTCCAAGGTCGCCATAACGGGCGGCTCCATCACCAACATCACTGACCTCGCCATTGCAGACGGCGGCACGGGGGCTTCGACGGCGGCTGGTGCCCGCACCAATCTCGGCCTCGGCACGATGGCTACGCAAAACTCGAACAACGTCGTCATCACGGGGGGTACGATCACCAACGTCGCACTCACCGGCTCGTTTTCCGGTATGACGCTGGTCAAGGCTACGACATTGGCGACCAGCGCGACGGCGGCAGGCTGCAACTTGAACGGCAACACGCTGGCCGCAGACGGCACCGACACCAACATCGACATCAACATCACGCCCAAAGGCACGGGTGAGGTCAATATCACCAACATCGACGTAATCAGCGGCAAGGTACCGTTCAACACGATTACGAACCGGGCCTACGGTCAGTTCTTCTCCACGCAGGATCAGACTGCTGCGGCGAACACAGCGACGGCTGTGACGTTCAACAACTCGGGTGCCATGAACACCGGCATCACGGTAGCGTCCAACAGCCGGATTACGTTCGCCGCCGCAGGCGACTACGATGTTTACTTCAGCACCCAGTTACTCAACGCCGGGACCGCCAACTGCAAGGTGACGTTCTGGCTTAGGCGCAATGGCACCGACATACCCAACTCCGCGACCTGGATTGTCGTGCCCGCCAGCGGCGCGGGCGGTACCGGCTTCTTTACTTTCAACACGGTTGTGCGTGTCACGGCGGGGCAGTACGTTGAGGTGTACTGGGCGACCGAGAGTGCCGACGTGTCGCTCAACTATGAAGCGGCGCAGACGACTCCTTTTGTCTGTCCTGCGATCCCGTCGGCAGTGCTGACGGCCAACCGGATTGGATGATCATGACTACCAACCACTGAGGAAGCTGAACAAATGAGCAAGATGTACATTCGAGTCAAGAAGGACGGGTTCCTGTACGACTACAACGAGATTCTGGCGAAGAACCCCGGTTGCGAGGTGATCACCGAGCAGGAAGCCTTTCCCGAGCGTTTTGTTCCTGCGCATGTCGCTGATCGCGTGGAAACACCGGAAAACCACAAACGCGCTACCAAGCGCAAAGCGGCGCTCGACCTGTCAACTGCTGACATTCCTGAAGCCCCACCGTATACTTCTCCTGAGTTGGCCGCTGAAGCTTCCAAAGGACTGCCCGCATGACACCCAACGAAGTCATCACCGAAGCGCGTCGTCTGATTCAGGACACCAAGACGCCGTATCGTTACAGCGATGCGGTGATGCTGGGCTTCGTCAATCAGACGCTCAAGCGCATGGTGTTGCTTCGTCCTGATCTGTTCGCCGTCATCGGAGACATCCCTACAACGGCGGATACGGTGCTTCAGACCTGCCCCGCAGACTCGACACGGCTGATCGAAATCTTCCAAGTCAAGGGCGGCGATGCTGTCACCGAAGTCAACCGCGAGACACTGGATCGCACGACCCCAAGCTGGCAGCGCGAAGCACCCGGCCAGCCTGTGAACTTCATGCGCCACGTGCGCAACCCCAACAGGTTCTTCGTGTACCCCCGACCCACTGCCGGGGTTGTGCTTGTTGGGGAGTACGCCCAGACGCCACCTGACTACACGCTGGATCAGGAGATCGTCCACCCCACCGACGCCTACTTCCCGGTTGTCGTGGACGGCGTGGTGTTCTTGGCCGAGTCCATCGACAACGAGCATGTGAACTCTGGCCGCGCCAAGCTGTTCCAAGACTCGTTCGTTCAGGCACTGGGCGTCAATCTTCAGTCCCGCGTCGTCACGGACACCGAAGCTGGTGGAATGAGTCCCAAGGAGGTGATCTGACATGGCCGACCGTACCTTCGCCTCCCTCGTGCCCCGTGTGCAGGCTTCTGTACCGGGGTGCCCGCACGCTACCATCGTGCAGTACATCCGCGACGCGGCCATTCGCACGTGTGAGCGCACGTTGTACTGGCGTTATCAAGTCCCGCTGTTCAACCTTCAGCCCGGTGTCAGCGAGTACGCCTACGACAAACCGGCTAACACTGACGTGCATGCGGTGTTCGAGGCTGTGGTCAACGGGCGTCCATTGAAGCGATTGACGATGGAAAAAGCTATCGAGTTGTACCCGCAGTGGGCGGACTTGTTCAGCGGCGTGAACCCACAAGCGGTTTGGGCTGGCAATTACGGCGGTCAGTTCAACAGTATGCAGTACAACGAAGAAGAGTACAATGGTGGCACGGGGTCGCTTACGCTTCCGGCTGATGCTTTGGCTGACGGCTCAACGCCGCAGGCGATTACCCAGATCAACGCAGATCGGTATGTGATTCTTCCGCTGCCTGATGCCGAGCGTACTTACCAGTGCCGCATGTTCGTGGCGCTCAAACCCAAGCGCAATGCAACAGGTATGGAGGAGTTCATTTTTGATGAACTCGAAGAGGTCATTATGCACGGCGCTTTGCAGCATCTCCTAGTGTTGCCGGATCAGGCGTGGTCGGACCGTGAGCTTGCTGCATATCATGCCAAGCAGTACGTATTTCAGATTGCAGAACGGCGTGCCCGCGCCAACCTTGGAAATGCCCGTGGACTCATGCGGGTGCGTATGCAACCTTTTGGAGCCTAACTATGCCTGTCGTCCTCAAGAATAACGCCTTCGGGTTTTTGCATTCCGCAATTAGCAACTCTGACACGACGGCGGTACTCACAACAGGTACCGGGGCGAACTTCCCAACGCTGTCTTCCGGCGAGTATTTCTACGCGACGATCTCACCGATTGCTGGGGCGTCGGAGATCGTCAAGGTCACGGCCCGGAGCGGTGATCTGCTTACGATTGTCCGCGCACAGGAGGGTACGTCTGCACTGTCGTTTCCTGCCGGGAGCCGGATCGAGTTGCGTGTGACTGCGCGGTCCGTTCTCGACGCAATCGACGACAAGGTGGCGACCAAAGATCAGGCATCTGAAATTGCCTTCACCCCCGTGGGCGGGATTTCATCTACAAATGTCCAGGCCGCACTTGCGGAAGTTGACTCCGAAAAAGTTGCGTTCACTCAGCTTGCCGCCAACAGCGGCGCTGCGCTGGTCGGCTATCTCCCCGCAGGCACCGGCGCTGTCACCCGCACTGTGCAGGATAAGATGCGTGAGTGGGTGAGCGTCAAGGACTTTGGTGCTGTCGGGGATGGAGTGACGGATGACACGGCGGCCATCAATGCCGCTTCTTTGGCCGCTATCGGTAAAGCGTTGTATTTCCCGAGCGGAGTTTATCTGGTTTCAGACGCAATCAATATCCAATCCAACACCTTGTATTTTGGAGACGGCGCGGGGTCAGTTATCAAGTCCGTGACGCTTGCTAGTGGTGGTGTGGTGAATGGACAAAGACAGTTTTCTGCACAAGGCAAAACTGGATTTTCGATTTTGAATCTGAAATTCGATTGCTCTGGGATCACAACATTCTTGGCTGGTGTTCGGGCGATTTCGCTGATCGACTCAAGCAACTACACCATCTCAAACTGCTGGTTCAAGACCCCAGGCGCTGCCGTAGCCTCAATTGGGTGTTCATACTACGAAGTCAGCAATAACTACATCGAAATCAGTTCAACAGATTCTGTTGCGTACCACGACGGGGTGATCGACCAGTGGGAAGGTAGTCATCACTTCAACATAACAGGCAATATCATCGAAGGCGCGGGTATTGGCATATATGGTATCCTGATGACCGGAACAACTACGAGTAATATCGCGGCACCATGTCATGACTTCCACGTTTCTAACAACAGTATCAATTCCGTAAAACATGTAGGTATTTGGTGTAACGGAAGAAGCGGAGTAAACTATAACTTTACCATATCAAACAACATCGTCGATACCGTGTCACACTATTACGGCATAGCGGTATCGGATGCCAGAAACTTTTCTGTCACCGGGAACGTGACAAAAAATACCGCGTATAACGGGATTGCGTTGTATAAAGAAGCGGGTCACGGGATTACGTCTTGTCACAATGGCACCGTCAACAGCAACGTCGTAATAGATGCGAATGTTTTACTCAGTGGGTCGTTAGGCATCGGGGCTGCGATAAGGGTGGATGATCAATCGTCCGGAATAACCATTTCCAGTAACCGCGTATCTGGAACGACGCATACGTATGCGATATTTCTTGGTGCCGGAACTACGAACAACGAGGTGATTGGCTATAACTATTCGACCGGGACGATGGGCGTGGTTTATAACCCCGCTGGTGCGACAAACACAACCCCAGGCGGGAGTATCTATACACCAACGTTGACTGCGGTCACCAACGTGGCGTCTTATATCACACACCCCTGTCAATTTCGGCGGGATGGTAATGTGGTGACTGTGAGAGGAAAATTTTTTGTCACGCCAGCGACATCGGGGATTCTAACGGAACTTAGGATATCCCTACCAATAGCCTCAGATTTTACAAACGAACAATTCGATGTAATAGGATTGGGGAATTCAACTTACGGTTTGGTATATGTTATAACTGCGGACACCAGCAACAACGCCGCGATACTTCGCTTCCGATCTACTAACACAGTTGCAAATGACGTTTATTTCATTTTTCAATACATAATCAAATGACAAAGATGGATTGGATCAGACTTGAACGCGCCGCACCACTTATCGCAACTTTGTCCATTTACACATCCCCACAAAGTGGGGCTTTCCGAAGTTCAGCGCACGGTTGCCGGGCGTCTATAGAGGTTGATACGTGGCCATGAATAAAACACATTTCGAGCACATTGTTTACGCCGCCCTGATGCAGTTGCCGTTCGGGTTGTTTGGCTATTGGTGGCTAGGCGCTGCGTTTGCGATTGGCTTTTTCGTGGGGCGCGAGCACGCGCAGGTAGAGGAGCGCTACATAAAAGCCAATGGCGGGGTTCGAGCGAATGCTAAGTGGCCTGAGTTTGGGGCACTACAACCAAAGCTGTGGAACATTGACAGTGTGTTGGATTTCGTCGTGCCTGCGGTTTTCGTTGTGCTGATGGCCGCGTACTCTGATGAGGTTATTGGCGCGTTACAAACGTTGGTTTTCTAAAGGTGTTACCAAATGGCCGATTCTGATGATCTGCACTCCATCGCAAAGGAAGCCGACGCGGTCGTTCGCATCGAACGAATAACGCACCATATCCAGCGCATACGCGAGGATCAACACGCTATGCGAACGGCGATCGAGAAGATGAGCGAAGCGGTAACACGGCTGGCGCTGGTCGAGGAGCGCCAAGCGGCGGCGGCTAGTGCAATCGACCGACTAGCACAGGCACTAGAAAGGCTCGATGAGCGCTTGCGTCGCCTGGAAGTGGCTGAGCCGATGCAAGCCAAAGCGGCGGAGTGGGTGCAGTCGGTCTTGTGGGCGTTAGCTGCCGCAGCGGCTATGTTTGTGGCAAGTAAAGCTGGGCTATTCTGATGCGACTTTCCGCACGCCGCTAGTGTACTTTGGAGGTCAAGAAATGAACCCACTCATCCTCGCTCCGTTGTTGGAAGTCGGTAAGAC